GGTTCATCCTGGTTCTTGCTGGTTCCCAGGGTGGCTGACGCAAGACGGCGTTCGGGCCACCCTGGCTCCTGCGTGAGATGCAGGCTGCCGGGCCCGGGGATTACCTCGTGGTAACCCCCACGTTTCAACTGCTGGAGAAGAAAGCCCTCCCGGAGTTCCGGCGTCTCTTCGAGCGGCAGTTCCGGCTCGGGCGCTACACCGGCTCTCCCTCGCGGAAGTTCGCGGTGAGCGCGGCCGGCGAGCGCAAGCTCTGGCAAAAGGAGTTCCCGGACCAGCCGACCACCGTCTGGTTCGGCTACGCGGAAGATCCGGAGTCGCTGGAGAGCGCGACCGCAAAGGCGGCCTGGTGTGACGAGGCGGGGCAGAAGCGCTTCAAGCTCGGCGCCTGGGAGGCCATTCAGCGGCGGCTGGCGATCCACCAGGGGCGGGCGCTCTTTACCACGACGCCCTACGATCTCGGCTGGCTGAAGCAGCAGCTTTGGGACCCCTGGAAGGATGCGAAGGAGGATCACCCGCTCATTGAGGTGGTCCGGTTCGACTCGACCCAGAACCCGGTCTTCCCGCGCGCGGAGTGGGAGCGGGCAAAAGAGACCCTGCCAGCCTGGAAGTTCAATCTCTTCTACCGGGGCATCTTCACCCGGCCGGCGGGGCTCATCTATGACAGCTTCAAGGACGAGCTGCGGCCGCGGGGGCACCTGTGCCGGCGGTTCCCTATTCCCGACCACTGGGAGCGGCATCTCGGGCTCGACTTTGGGAACGTCAACACCGCGGCGGTGTTCCTCGCGGAAGAGCCGGGGACGGAGAAGCTCTACCTCTACCGGACCTACCACACCGGCGGTAGAAGCGTTCCAGGCCACGTCGAGGCACTGCTGTTGAATGAACCCGGGATCCCGTCCGCAGTCGGCGGCAGTCGCAGTGAGGATGAATGGCGCGACGCCTTTGCCTCGGCGGGCCTGCCGATTCATCCGCCGGGCGTCTTTGACGTGGAAGCCGGCATCGGCTACGTCTACGCCGCGCACCGGCAGGGCCGGATCCTGGTCTTTGATGATCTGGACGCTTACCGCGAGCAGAAGATGACCTACAGCCGGGAGTTGGACGCCGCAGGCGAGCCGCTGGAGGCCATCGCGGATAAGCATCAGTACCACATTCTGGACGCCGAGCGGTACATCGTCTCGGAGCTGGTCGCCCCCGGCAGAGGCGCCGGCTTCACCCTCCTCGGGAAGGACCGTCTCTCGTGAGCGAGGTGATGGTCCTGCCCCGGGCCCGGAGCCGGACTGCTGTCACGCTCCGTCCCGGCCTCTCCGCCGAGGCACGTGCGGCGACCGGGACCCGCAGCCTCCGCCTGGTGATGGAGCGCACGAGCCAGCGGCTCATGCGCCAGCTCTATATCAACATCCCGGCGATGGGGCGGGCGATCTCGATCCTCGCCGGGCTCACCGGCGTGCCGGATCTGGTAGGTGCCGACGACGCGCACACCGCCGACCTTACGAGCTGGAGTCAGAACGTCCGCGCCGGCTGGTCCGGAAGCGGCCTCGCGCCCTTCCTGGTGGACCTGATCGGCCAGAGCCTCTGGCACGGCTACGGTGTCGCCGAGGGCCAGGTAGGCGCCGGGCGCGACGAGCTGACGGGGCTCTGGAGCTACCAGAGCGGGAACTTCCGCCTGGAGACGGACGACGATCTCGGCCTGCGCGTTTTCCAGATGAACGCGCGGGACCTCTCCGGCATCCCCGGCGGCCGGGAGCTGAACCCGCTCACGACCTGCGTCGCCACGTTCGATCCGCAAGGTAGCGACCCGCAGGGGCAGCCGCTCTTTCTCGCGTGTCCGACCGTCGGCCAGGTGTGGGTGGAGGCTCTCCAGGCGCACAAGAGCACCTGGCGCCGGATGGGTATTCCGGTGTTTCACGTCAACGTGGAGCTGCCGGAAGGGTTCAAGGACGACGCCAGCTGGACGAAGACAAACGCGCTCCTCTCCCAGGTCCTCGACAACCTCGGGGAAGGGATCAAGAGCCAGGTGGAGCGCGGCATCGCCAAGGACGTGGCGACCGCCGGGAAGGTGACGATCTCCGTGCTGGGCCTGGAAGGGATGGCGATGGACTTCCAGATCTCGAAGCGCCAGCTCCTGGAGGAGATCGTGGTCGCCTCTGACGTGCCGCCCTCGCTGCTCGGTTACTCGTGGAGCGCGACCGAGCGCATGAGCCAGGTGCAGATGCGGAAGCTCCTGGCGCGGGTTGAAGGCATTCAGCGTGCCGTCACCCCCTGCTTGCGGCACCTGGTCGACCTGCGCCAGCGCCTCCGCGGCGAGGGGCGGCCCTATACGCTCTCCTGGCCGGACACCAGTTTGACCGAGCTCACCGAGACGGCCCGGGCCGCGAAGGACGATGCCGATGCCGCCCTGAAGCGGCAGACCTATCACTTCAACCTCTGGCGCGCGGGGATTACCGACCAGGCGGGGGCGGCTGAGGCGCTCACGGGCAAGCCGGACGTGGCGCGAGAGATGGAAGAGCCGCCGGGACAGGCGCCGCCGGAGCCGGCCGGCGATAGGTCAGAGACTGAGGAGCGGGAAGAGGCGCGCGAGTCGGTGCCCGCGTAAGGCTTCGGGTCCTATCCTCCCAGGTAGGTGCGAAGCGGACGAGCCGCCGATACAGGCTCACCCTGATGCCGTGTCACTGGCAGCCGGTTCCCAGAGGACCGGCTGCCTTCTTTTCGACCCGATGGTCAACCCGCCCGGTGAGCATCTCATCCGCTGTCCGCGCTGCGGCCGGCTCCACCGGGTCCCGCGCGCGACGGTGTGGGTGACCTGTGCGCAGTGCGGGAAATGTTTCGGGATCGCGGAGCCCGAGCCCGCTCCCGACCGCAACGCGGAGCCGGAGCCGGACCGCGGCGATCTTTACCGGGCGGCCTATGACGCGCCCGGCGACTGGGAAGAGCAGGAGCCCTGAACCATGCCGATCCGCGCGCTGGAAGTGGTCGCCGGGAGGCCCTGGGCCATCCTGCCGGAAGCCCTCTCGCTCATTTTGGAACTCGCCGGCCGCGAGCGCCTGCCGACGGAGGCGGAGCTGCTCGCGATCCGGGAGACCCGGGAGCGGCGCGAAGCGCTCGCCGCGGAGGTGGGAAAGCCGCTCGACGGCGCTCCTCTCGTGCGCGTCCGGGACGGGGTAGGAGTCCTGCCGATCTTCGGGCCGCTGGTCCCGCGCGCTGACCTGTTCGACGACATCTCCGGCGCCGTCTCCGTCGAGAAGCTCGCCCGCTCGTTCTCCGCGGCCGCGGCGGATCCGAATGTCCGGGGCCTGCTCCTGCATGTCGACTCTCCCGGCGGGGACGTGACCGATATCGGCGAGTTCGCGGCGATGATCCGGAGGGCCACGGAGCAGAAGCCGGTCTGGGCCTACGTCTCGGGTCTTGGCGCCTCCGCGGCCTACTGGATCAGTGCCGGGGCGCAGGAGATCGTCGCTTCCCCCTCAGCCCTCCTCGGCTCCATCGGCGTCTATTCGGTCCTGCGGGACACCCGCGGGCGCGACGAGAAGGCGGGAGTGCGGGAGTGGGAGTTCGTCTCTTCCCAGTCGCCGAAGAAGCGCCCGGACCCGGCGACGGAAGCGGGAAGCGGTCAGATCCAGGCGGTAGTAGACGAGATCGGCGCGGTGTTCGTAGCCTCCGTCGCGGATCTGCGGGGCGTCTCCGCGGAGAAAATCCTGGCCGACTACGGCGCGGGCGCGGTCCTGGTTGGCGAGCGAGCGAAGGAAGCCGGCCTTTGCGACCGGATCGGCGACTTCGAGGGGACCCTGGCCGCGCTTGCGGCACAGGTAGCGCCGACCAAAGGTTTCGGCCCCGGGACTCGGGGCAAGGCGTCTCCGCAATTCGGCGCGGAGCGGAAGGGAAGGGCAATGGAAGAGCAGCAGGATACTGCCGCCGAACTCCAGGCCGCACAGGAGCGGATCCGGGCGCTCGAAAGAGACCTCACCTCCGCGACCACGCGCGCTGAGGCGGCGGAAGGGCTGGCCGATACGATCCTCGGTGACCTCCAACCGGAGATCGTGAAGGCTGGCGTGCGGGCCGGGATGCCGGAGAAGCTCGTCAGCCGCACCGTCGAGCCGCTCACGCGGGCGCGGGAGTGGGGCGAGCTGAAGAGCTACTGGGCCGACTGCCGCGCGGAAGTTGAGCGGGCCGTTCCGGTCGGTACGTCTGCGGACCGGAAGGCGGGAACGGCGCCGCAGGATGAGGAAGAGGGCGCGCTGCGCGCTCGCCTCGCCGCGAAGGCGCGGAAGCTGGCGCCGGTTGGGGCTAACGGGAGGGAGGAACGGTGAGCACCTTCGGCACCACCACCACGCACACCGGCGGCCGGGGCGTGATGGCGAGCAAGGACGGCCGCCCCGACTGGAAGGTCGGTGGGATTACCATCGACTGGAGCACGGTGACCGCTACCGTGGCGGACGTGACCCTCGCCGACGGCCGGATCGTGAAGACCGGCGACAAGTACCTGCGCTACGGCAAGGTGCTCTGCCGGATCACCGCCTCCGGCAAGTTCGGGCCGTACGAGGCGCTCGCGGCCGACGGCCGGGAGGATCTCATTCCGGGCGAGTGCTTCATCCTGAATAAGACGGTGGTTCTCTCGGACCCCGGCAGCGATCACCCGGCGGTGTTCGACGGCGGCTGGGTCTGGAGCGAGCGCATCACCGACATCGCCGACGTGGGCGACCACCAGGAAGCCAACCCGGCGATTGCGGACCTCCGGACGGCGTTCCCGCGGATCGCCGGCTGGGCGGCGACGGACTAGGAGGAAACAGCCATGCCTTACAACATCCTGGCCGTACAGTACGTCAACGCGATCATGCCGGAGCTCGGGGACGTGCGCCAGCTCACACGGCGCTTTACCTGGTACGGGCGGATCCCGTCGGTGTTCGCCTTCGATGAAGAGATGATGGCGTACTACCAGAACCGCCTGACCGCCGCCTATATCGTGGCGGACGACCAGCGCGCGCCGGTCGTCGCCCCGAACCCGATCCGCATCGAACAGGGGAAGATCCCGAACCTGAAGCTCGGGCGCCTGTTGACCCAGGCGATGCTGAACTTGCTCGCGCGGATCGAGGCACAGAACGCCTCCCGGCGGGATAACGACATCTTCGAGAACTACCTGGTCTCGGAGATCCAGAACCTCCGGGACGGCGTGATCGCGCGGATCGAGTGGCTGCTCGTGCAGATGCTCGTCGACGCCCTCACCTACGATCAGCTCGGCATCAAGACGGGGACGATCACCTGGGGGATGCCCAGTGACCTCAAGGTGACCCCGGGCACGCTCTGGAGCACGGCCGCGACGGCGACGCCGATCGCGGACATTCAGAGCGTGGTGCAGGTCGCCGCCGAGAAGTATGGGGTGATGCTGGACCGGGTGACTATGAGCCGGGCGGCGTTCAACCTGATGGTCGCGACCACCGAGTTCCAGAATAAGAGCCAGCTCTACAGCTCGATCGCCTTCCCGGCGAGCAGCTTTCCGGTGCAGGACACGGCGCTCATGACCGGGCTGGCGGGCCGGCTCCTCTCGATGGATATCGAGCTGGACGACCGGCAGGTCTGGGAAGAGGACGCCGACGCGACGCAGGACGCTCTGCGCTACCTGCCGGCGAACAAGGTGGTTCTCACCTCCCGGGAGTTCGACGGGAACGCCGGCGCCTGGGACTTCGCCAATGGCACGGTGACCGAGACCATGCGCGGCACGGTCCCGAACCTGATCGGCGAGTTCGAGGGGGAGCAGGAAGGACCGGTCGCCTACTACACCGGCGCCGACCCAAACGGCAACCCGCCGGGACTCATCGGCTGGGGAGTCGCACGCGGCTTCCCCCGGAAGCATCAAAAAGCGGCCTCGGCCGTCCTCACCGTCTCGGCGTAGGCGTAAGGAGTCGGAAGCGTTTTCCGGCTCCTGCCTGCCTTTGGAAAGCGAGAGAAGACATGAAGACATTCCGCTGGGGAGCGGTCGCGACGGTCCTTCTGGCCGCGCTCTGTTGCCTGCCGCGGGCGGCAGAGGGCCAGAACCCGGCGCCGACCATCCGCGTGCGCACGGTGACCATCAGCAGCGCCCAGGTCCTGGCGCTGAACGCGACTCCGATCACCCTCGTGGCGGCGCCCGGGGCCGGGTTCGCCGTCGTGTTCGAGGGGGCGCACGTCTACAAGGCGGCCGGGACCGCCTACGGCGGCATCGCCGCCGGTGAGGACCTCGCCATCAGCTACACCAGCGGCGCGGGCGAGGATGTCGGGGTCTGTGAGACGACCGGCTTCCTGGACCAGGCGACGGCGCAGCAGCGGTACGTGCGGCCCCAGGCGGCGGCCCTGGCGGCCGGGACGGTCTCCGAGGTCGCGCCGGTCGCGAACGCGCCGCTGGTCGCCTCTCTGCTCGTCGGCGAGATCACCACCGGCGACTCGGCCGTCAAGGTGCGTGTGTTCTACCGCGTGCTGCGGACGGCCTTCTAAAGGAGAACCACCATGTCGGAAAAGCGCAAGCTCCCGGACCACATCCAGCGCGCCTTCGACGAGGGCGGCTCGGTCCTGATCGGCGGTCGCACGGTGACGCGAGCCGAGGACCTGACCGAAGCGGACCTTGCGGAGCCGGAGCCGCTCCCGCGCCTCCGGGCGCAGGTGACGGCGGAGCCGGCCGCCTCTCCCGCCGCGGAGCCGGCGAAGCCGGAAGGACGCGGCGGGCGCTAAAGCCTCAAGACCAGGAGAGTCGTCAAAAGGTCCGGCGACTCTCCCCCTTCTCCTTCCCCTTGCCGATGAGCGGACCACCCAAGATCTACCCGCCCTTCCGCCTGCGCCCCGGCGGGCTCTCCCGCGACGAGGCAGAGCAGGCGCACCGCAACGCCCTGCGCGCGATCGACCAGCAGCGCCTGGAGGCGCACGCGCGCGCCCTCTGCGCCCTCGCGCTCGGCCAGGAGCAGGCGTTCGCGGACGCGCGGACGGCAGAGCGACAACTCCTGATGCAGTTCGACTTCATCGCCGCGCAGCTCGCCCGTTGGCAGGCGGCGAACCCGCCGCCGGAAGACGATCCGGAGCCCGAGGACGCATGAACGCCCGCACCGTGGCTC